AATCCCCCACTAATATTACCATCTAATGGAAGAATAGCCCAAGGTCCGCTACCGTTTTGTGCAGCAGAAGTATCGTATTCGTAATACTTTGCAGCTTGATTATAGCGAATAAACACTAAACTACTCCTCTAGCTTTCCAAGTAACAGAAGCATCGTGTCTATTACCAGAGGAATCAAATACTAGAACTCTAAAGTTAGTCTTATTGATTTGGTCACAAACTGCATAAAGAGGTTGCAAGGAAACTGATGGAGTTGCTGTAACAGAATTAACTCCAATGAAAGTTTTGTTATAAGTCACAAGAGTTCCGCCAACATCAGTAGCTAATGCAGTAGCCGGACCAGAATCTAATGCTAAGGTAATGTTAATAAGAACTTGTAAGGCAGAAATAAAAGCGGCAGACTTATCATCTTGATTAGTGAATAACCACTGAACCTGAACGTAACGAAAGCTAGGAACAAGAATACTTTCTCCTTGAATCCAATCAGTCCAAGTAGCTCCATCATCTGAATACCTAAAGTAAGTAGCAATATCAGTAGAGCCATATACTTGAAACTTAGCATAGTCTACTACAATCTTGACGTTCTTTTGAATAGAACCGAAATCAAACTGTTCAACATAATAACCAGAGTCTACGGATGGCTGATAGTAAAGTGTGTAACCCTTATCATATTGATCTTGTGGAGAAATGAAACCATTAACTTCAAAGTGTTCATGCCACAAACGAACATCAGTCGGACCTAATACTCCTGGAACTCCATTGATTTTAGCGAACTGAGTATGAACATATGAACCATTATAAACAGCAGGAATAGCACCAATGAAAGCAAACTCAGATGGATCATGTAATACGATAGTCTGAACTGTTGACATTGTTCCAAGATTACCAACAATATCAACTGCTCTTACTGAGTATGAATAGGTTCCGCCAATCTGTTCTTGAATTAGCTTAAAGGTTCCAGAGATAGTTCCAATCTGTAAACCGTTCTTATAAACAATGTAATAGTCTATTCTCCAAGCTGAAGCTGGTGCTGTCCATCTTAATAAGACTGTAGAGACAACTGCTTCTACTGTAAGATTAGGCGGTCCTATCTGGGGAACAATTAAGACAGCCTCAGCAGTATCTCCTAATTTACCATCAACATTGATACCTCTTAATAGGAAATTATAAGTTCCATAGATAAGGTGCAAATAGATTGGATCTTCATTGGCAACGTCCGAGGCGGTTACTAATACCCGCTTAGCGGTATCCCAATCATTACCCATTCTAATTTCATATCTAAAGGCACCATCCAAATCATCCCAGTCTAATCTAAGATTGTCAGGATAAGCTATTCCAATGAAGTTCGCGGGTGGCGGTAATATCTTTCCACCACTAGAAGTCTGGTCAGTAGTAGAAGTAGAAGGTGGTGGAAATACTTCATTGTTAATCTTATATAAATCATCAATCATCAACTGCAAAGCACGGAACAAAGTGGGGTTGGTTTTATCGTCAACCCTAATTAAGTTCTTGATAGTATTTTCGTTAGACATTATCCGACTCTAGGAGTTTCTGCCCACAGGGACTTAATGTCTACCGATAAATCAAAGATTGTAAAGCAGTCACCAGCGTTTAGATTGCACATTAACTTCACAGACATTTTAGTGTCATAGAAGTTAATAGGTTTCTGGAGATAGTTGTTGGGCATTTGAGTCAGATTCCACTTAGGCGGATTCTGAATCTTTACATTGTTGGTTCCATAGAGATAGATATTTAAAGAACCAACACCTTCAGCCCTTGTTTCTAAGAATCCAAAATGATCTACATTCTTGGCACCTGTGTTAAATAGATGAGACTGAATATAAGAAGTAATACGAGTATTATCATCCAATACAACAGTCGGGTCTTGGACATAAATATTACCCTCAAAGCCTGACTGTTTCATTGCAACATGTCCATCAGCTTGAGTATCAAATACAATACTAGATACGTTCCAAGGAAATGCCCACAGTGACCAGCGAACCATTGAGCCTACAAGAATACCGTAACGATTAAAAGCGTTCCAGTAATTACCTTGTAGGATGTGTGAACACTCAGTAGCATTCTCTAATGGAATTGCAATATGAACTACTTTGGATTCCGGGTCATCAATAACCTGGACTTTGTTAAATTGATTCTTGTTAATCCTCTGCCACAAATCATGAATGTTTACACTAAACGGAGGGTCTTGGAATGTGCCCGATTCAAAGCAATAGAGTCCTGACTTATCTCCTTGGAAGAATCTTCTAATTGAAGTTCCTCTAGAGTCAAGAATCTTTGAGACAGAAAAACATTCTGCACCGATGGCTTTATCAATAGGATCACAACGCCATGTATCAGGGTCGTTGCCGTTATCAACTGTAATGTAGGTTCTGTCTTGGGTCTGAATGAATAACGAAGTTTCATGGTCTACTACGTTTTTAATAGAACTGATAGCGTCAGAGGGATCAAGATAAAGTAAACCACCTGTTTGATCAAAGGTTTCCACGAATATTGCTGCTGAGAAGAACACATGATGTTCATATCCTGGAACTCCCCAAAGACACATACGATTGTTATAGACTGTTAATCCCAATCCGCAAGGAATAGTATTCCGAGAATCAAAAAGATAATCGGCAGAATCAATAAGATCGTCGTCAAAGAAGTTAATGTCGTCAATTTTGTTTGTAGTGTTGTCCCCTAATCTACCACCGGGACAGAAGAACATTTCATAACCAAATTGATTTCCAGTGTATAAACCTGGAGGAATAGACTTAGAAATAATTAACCGCCTAGCGATAGTTCCAGACGGTCCAATAGGAATATTGTCTACGTTAAGTTTAAATCCACCAGGAGAATCAATAGTAGGAAATGTTTCAGGTCCGGGAGCGGTAATAAATCCCGTTGAAGTTTCAAAACAAACTGCTACGATGTATGTTCCTAACCCTAAATCACCAGAGTTAGTAGACATCGCTAAAGCTAAATTGAATCCACTGGGAGGTGAACCGCCTACTGGTCTAATTGTTCCCGGTCCTTCTCCTTCATATACTTGTAATACAGAACCAGCGATGCCACTAACTCTATCGTGAAAAGTAATATAAGCCCTGTTAAGATAATTAAGGGCAGAGAAGTCCAAGAATGATGGGTTAGTAACGAGAGGGACATCATACAAAGAATCCCAAAGCTCGCCAGATGTAGTTAAAATCAAATATCTAGGTGTTTCGTTTAATCGTTTATATACAAAGAAGCGGCGTATATTGGGAAGATCAAAAATCTTAGTATATCCATCCCTAGTCTTAACTTCGACTTGGGAGAACTTTGTATTAAGAGAGTCAATAAAAAACCCATTAGGAACAGAGTCATCCATCCCAGAAACAAATAGCCCTTTAAACGCAGGTACAGTTGCTTGGCCATGATCTCTAAGGTTTTGTTTCTGGGATGGCATCTAACTAATCCTTAAACCATTTTGTCAAAGATGAAGTAAGCGGTAATTACATCGCTACTTAATCCAGCCGGAACTGCACCTGATGCTACTTCTGTTCCACCTACAATGGTAGTAAGTTTCATCTTACCAGTAGCAGGAAGATACTGTCCAAAATAAGTACCACCAACTACATTACCCCAGAAAGGCTGAGAAGGAACACCAGGTAAAGGTAATCCTAATCCAGCTCCGTCTACTGTATTGGCTAAGACATTGAAAGCAATGCCACCAGTAGTATAAGTATCTGGACCGGCAGTAACAGCAAGAGTTCCAATGGCGTGAATCTTCTTGCCATCGTCCCATACTTTCTTAGTAGTAAAAGTCGTCTTTGCTTCAGCCATGATTACCTCGTGTAAGTGATGTAACGGTTAAGCTTGAACGGTCTGCGACGAAAGACTCTGGCTTGATTCTGCTTCACTTCCTTCTTTAAGAGCTTACCAAGTTTAATCATTGCTTGGCTCTCTAAGTCGATTGCTTTGGTTCTGTTTTGTCCAATGTGTTCAGCAGCCAAAGCAGCAGTATGGTAAGCCAGGTAATTCAACGCATGAGCTAGTTCTACGTTTGAATTGACTCCTGCCATAGAAGCAATCAAACGGTAGTATCTAACTCTTAAAGATTTACCTTGAGTAGAGCCTTGAGTATTAATAGTCTGTTCACGCCAAGACCAGACACCTAATTCATTACCAGGTAATCCATTAGGAAGGAAATCCCTTTGGCGCATGAATCTATAGTAATCATCTGTTTCACCAGAATTCTTCTCAAAGACTTCAATAGGAACAATAAAGTCTGCTGGAAGAACAGGAGATTTAGAACCAACTGGAAGAATCAAATCAACTGATACTTCCTTAGGAACAGTAGCACCGTTATCTACTAGCTCGTCAGATAAGTCATCGTTAGCAATCTGAAGATATGGCAATAAGACTGTATCGGTATACAAATCTTTAGCAACATCATTTAAGACTGCTCTAGAACGATCCATTACTTCCGAGGCTAACAGTGCCATTGTGTCCTACTTTGTTGCCGGAACTGGCGGAATTAAGCCAAACTCTATTGCCTTTGCACGATTGATAATAGCTTTGCAATGAACACAAATAACTGCTCTAGAATCAATCTGTGAGAAACAGGCAGGACAATCAACCATACCTTCTGATTGATTATAGTCAACCACCCACTCACCCTTATAACCTAAATAGTCAGCCGCGTATCGCTGATGCTGAGAGATTAAACCAATCTTATGATACTGGTTCCAATCATCATCAGCTTTGCGACAAAGATTTTCAAACCAACGAAGCTGCTTCATCTGTAAGGCAGCTAACTTTTCCTTATGTGTAGTTAATACTTCGGGTCTAGTAACCTTGAAGTCAAACCACATCATTCCCGGTCCAGCTTCTTCTGAGGCTTCAATAACAGTATTAACAAAATCATCCACGATGGAACGAGCAATATGGTGAGCAGCAACCGGAATAACAATAGTATGTTCGGTGGCTGGCATACGTTGAATATAAGAGGATTCCTCAATAGCAATAAGAACAAAGTCATCTTTGGCAGCAGCAGGAATCTTGAAATAGCCACGAGCAATAGGCTTAATCTCAATCGTTTCAAAAGGACAGATGCTAAGAACGGTTGCTGATGGCATTTGCTTTTCCTTTACCTTCTATTGCTTTAATTAACGTATTACAATCATTTACACTTAGTGGAGAGTTTGCTGATTGACCAATCCAAGAAATTAAAGTACAAACTTGGGTTCGTAAACTAGTTATCTCTGCCTCAAGTTGTCTTACTTGTAACTCCAGAGATGGCATTGACTTTTCCTTAGTGAATTAGCGTTGACGTTTTAAACGTGGGCAATGATTTAGTTGGCTCTGGCTTATCCAACAAACCAAACATTACTTCCTCTTCTTCCTTCTGTTTCTTTTCCTCTTGTTCTCTGTGTTCAGATTCTGTTACTAGTTTCTTCTCTGCCCTGTTAAGTTTGGAAACCACAAACTCAATGGCTCTCCAATTAAGCGGAAGGGCAATGTCATCTTTACTTACAAACGGTAGAATCGGTTCGTAAGTGAACTTATCGTGAAAGATATCTTGTCTAGACTGATTAGGTTCAACTCTTTCAAGGACCCAACAATCAGTCTTAAAGTACCAGTATTTCTTAATCTCTACTAATCCAGTTTTGGAACCTAACCAGATTCCAGTCTCTTGTGTTAATACGTCGTAGGAACCATAACGCTTCTCTGTCTGGAAAGCGGACCATACGACTCTATACTTAGGAATACCCAGTAAAGGATCGTTCCCATATACTTGAACTAATCTCTCGTTGAATATCTCTTCTAGTGTCATATCAGTAAAGTGGAGCTGATTACTCAGATAACCAGCCCCACTCTCCCTTTCTCCTTTTAATTGCCCCCAGAGCCTACCGTCACCTGACAGCAGTTATTAAAAGGATACGTCCCCCAACTATTAATAACCCGTTGGAACCTGAAGGTTATCAATATAAGCCTGAGCCGGCGGACAATCACAGAAGAGATTCCATGATGCCACAATGTAGAACACCTGGCTTGTTGCAACTCCACCACTAGCACCACGCAACTCGAAAATCTTTCGACCTTCGACTGTGTAGTAATCAATAGGAGTCAATTCAGCACGACCCCAATGATCATTAGTGAGGAAGTCGATTCGTGTCTTATTCCACACGAAGTTCGGCTTGATTGGCGCTCCTGCTAATCTCATGTTCTCAGAGAAGAACAAGTTTAATCCCTGCTCAGAAGCTTCCTTGTTAATGATGGAAACTAACTGACCAAGAGCTTCATAAGCCTGAACCTGAGCCGGATGCATCCAAGCAGTTAATGGCGTCTTGTTATCCATTCCAAGACGATCACCAATGCTATTGATAGCACGACGGGCAAATGCAGGAGCTAAAGCAGCAGAAGCAGCATTAACACGATTGGCCTGAACTTCTGGCGTGGTAGCACGAGGCAAACCAAGCCATGAACCAACAGTGCTATTCTGAACGTGATAAGGAACACCAAAGAGTCCAACAGGATTTGCACCTGCTAATCCTTCAGGAACAATCACATCACCAGGAGCAATAGCGGCAACAGTTGCATCGACAGTGATCTTCTTATTCACTAAGTCATATGCAATGATCTTGACAGGAGTAGCGTTACGAGGTGCAGCTAAAGCACTATCGTAAATGGTAATACGCTGACCCTTACGCATTAACTTAACACCATAACCATCAGTCGTGCAGGTAATGGTATCGTTCGTTAATGTCGTGGTGGAAAGGGAAGTAACGGTTCCAATAACACCATTACCGGCAGTCATACACTGAGCTTCAGTCTGACGACGGAACTCAGGCATTGCCTTTGCCATTAACTCCTTGAAGAGATTGATAACACTCTTTCGAGAATCATCAGTTCCCCACTGAGCTTTGGTATTCCACTGAATGGCGTGCTTGAAGTTTACAGTATTGATAACAGCCTTGTCGTAAGTCTGGCCATCACCAATACCTAAATCTCCACCATCCGGATTGTAGTAACCGAAGTATCCACCCGGACCAATAGCAAGAGGAATACGCATATCTCGTTCAGAGATAACTTCCGTATCCTTCTTTTCTACAGTCGAGAAGAACTTCGCTGATTCCAACTCGTACAGCATGGAGAGCTTTTTACGAACCTTCTCCATTTCAACTGCGAGTAACTGAGTCCCACCTACAGCCATTGTCTTATCCCCTTATTTGATGTACTTAGGACGCCCATTTAGGATGTCCATATCTGTTGTCTTGGAGCGATCGACCCTGCTAAAATCAATCTTATCTTCACTTTTATTGCCACCCAATCCAGCAGGAACTAATCGGCGTGACTCAGACTTTGACTGTGGGTTGACTTTAATACCTGCCTCACGTAAGACTTTATTGCGAATTGCTGGTAAGGCTTGTCTAGCTCTTTGTAAATAAGCCTTAACAATTCTTGTTTTCCAATCTGGGGAGTATCTAGAAGATTTGGCCTGATCAAACAAGCTATTAATACCACCTAAATAGCGTCTGTCAGAACCTAATACCTCATCAACTCCTAAGAAAATGTCTCGAATGATGTTCCGTTTCTGGTAATCATCGAGTCTAATACCATCGAGTTCCTTAGTAATAGACAGTTTCATTGAGTGATTGACTACCTCAGTGATACCGCCCCGGAACTCTTGAGCTTTAGTTCCTTCGTACTCAGCTTTCTCTTTCTCGAAGTCTTCCTGCTCCTTAGACTTTGCCTTAGCTGGCTTTCTTTCTTCTAAAGGGGCATTAATATCCTGGGTATCGAACCAATAGTTATGTGCATGAATAGCAACAGCAGCTAGATTCTTATTACCAGTTCTCTGGGCATCTGCATACATAGACATAATAGCACGCTTCATCGGTTTCAGTAAAACTTCACCGTAAAGCTGTGGATTAATCTTGCCAATAGAATCTAATAGAGTGTGGGAGAAGTCTTCAAAGGCTTCCTCATTGGTATTCTTAATTGCCTTGAGGAAGTTTCCAGTCTTCTCTACGTCACCAGATGAAATATCATTATACATTGCTGCAAGATAGTTGTTATTCCTGGCAGCAGTTTTTGCATCTTCAACAGTAGGGAATACCTCACTAAACTGCTTATCCCGTTCTAATGCTTCCCTTAATCCGGGAACCTTCTTGAACAGTTGGGGAGCAGCTTTCTTTACTGCTTTAGTTAAATCAGCTTGGGATAATGATTCTTCATCATCATCATCTTCTGATTCTTCTTCATCTACTTCATCATCCCCAGACCCATCAGATTCTTCATCAGTGGGTTCGTCGTCTTCTTCTTCGTCTTCATCTTCTTCTTCAGTTGAAATGGGTTCTTCTTCTTCGCTGACTTCATCTTCGTCTTCATTGGGAAGCTGAAGCTTTCCGTTGCCCCTGCTTTTTGGAACTTTGGAAATGGCATCGTCATCATCCTTTAGAATATCTCTATCAGTTGGGTCATTAGACGTATCAGGAGTAGTTGAGCTAATACCTACGCCAGTAGCGTCATTGGGGGAATAGAGTAACTTAAACATTAGCCACCTTTACCTGTTGAAAGAGTATCCGGAGGTATACCTGGCGGTGTTCCATTAGGCACATCAGTAGCCATTTGCTGCATCATCTGATGGGCTTTCCAATGTAACACAACATTCTGATACCCAGAGGGGTTCTCAGTCTTAGCTTTCTGACCCTTAGAACTATTGAGCCATACTTTTAATACTTCTTGCTCAATCTGATGGTCGTCAAACTCCTCTGGTGCAATAGAAGATTCAAAGCCAAGTGGAGAGTTTTGTGACGGTTGCGGTTGCTGTTGTAACAGTAGAGATATTTCTCGATACTGTTTAGTTCTATCGTTAATACCTGGTATGTAAAGCTCAGGAATAGCAAGAGCTTTCTTAACCAGTTCGTTATTTTGCGGATGGGCTAAGACAGCCATTAACATATCATCCTTTGACTGGACGAGTTGCATTAATGTGTCTTTAATCTGTCCGCTGGAGATTGGTAATAGTTCAGAGAACTCTGGTTCACAGGAACCAACCTCTCCTAACTTGAGAGACATATGGTCAATAGTAGTTGACTGATAACCACCAGCACCTTTCTCGGTTAGCTTCTCATCATACTGTAATACATCTGCATACTCTTTGGTAGCCTTACCTATTACTTCTGCCCAAAGATTAGCAGCAATAGCAGAAATAGTTCCTAATCTTTGTAAGGCTTGGTTCTGTGACTTTGTGTATTCGGTCGCAGTTGATGTTCCTGGAACACTTCCACCATATACAGTCGGGAAATCTCCAGTAACAAACTCAGCAAGATTCTTATACTTAGCAGTAAGTCCCATAACTTCAGGACTAAGCTGCGCTGTTCTTGTTTCAAAGAAGTTGTCACCGATATTCTTTCCTGGCTCTTTGAAAGTCTGAGTGATATTACCTGGCTTCGCTTGGTTATTTGCATACTTATTGAAGTCAATAGCATCTGAAGCAATAAACAGCTCAGAGATACCATGCTCCATTGTTTGCAACTCAAGCTCATCAATCTCTGCATTGATATCCTGAATCATTGCTAGGTTAGTTCCTAATGGTTCTCCATGAATAGAAGCACTCCTAGGGTCTAATCCCATAGACCAGTGTTCATCCATATCCTCACCGTTGATTTCAACGGGTTCATTGTTGATATAGATGACATAAACACCAGCCGGATATTTCTTTTGAATAGCATCTACCTCTTCTCGATGAATAGAATCCCTTCCGCCTACTAATAATTCAAACTGCCAGGGTCTATACCAGACACATCTAACTACGGCAGTATTTTGTGGCTGGTTATTAAGGTAGACGGAAGGGTAACGAACTGAGGAATCAGTAGAGGTATCAGCAGTAGATGATTCAATTCTTTCAATTAAAGGCTCTTCTCCTGCTGGTCCAGGTATACAGAAGATACTACGCAGGGAAGCAATAGACTGATCAAACTTAAGAATAAGAAAACCACAATGCTCTTGGGTTCTTGCTGAGTAAGGAACTTTAACATTGAGGACTCCGAATGGATCAATAACAACCCTAGCCTTCTCTTTATTAACCTGAATTGGAACTGCTACCTGAACAGTTTGTGGAGTAACCTCTGTAGTTACTTGCTGTCCACAGGATGGGCATTGCATTGGGATAGGTTCAGAGGAACCTTCTCCAAAAGGATTACCGCAAACTGGACAGTCATGAGTATAAGATGTCTGGTCTTGAAGGGAAGTTTCTTCTACCTGATAGAATCCAAACTTCTTATCAGTCTTACTGTAAGAGTAAACGAATGGGGTGCCTTGGTTGAAGAAGATAGAGAGAATCTTAATGTAGAGAAGCTTGGACTTGTTATGCTTTTGAACTAATTTGGCGAGATTAGAGAAGTTCTCAGCCTTATCAATATCATCAGCATTGTCAGCATCAGCAGGAAAGAATAGAACGCTAGGAACGCCAACTGTGAGTGCAGCAATGATACTCTCACCGTGGGGTCTGTATATATTGATAATCCTGGGCGGCACTCCTTCGCTTTCTTTTTCATCCCAGTTGGGAATAGCCCAGTCATTTGTGAGATTATCCCAAAAGAGAGTTACGATATTGTTGAAGTAGAGTTCTAATCTCTTTGCTTTTCTAACCCAGGCATAATGAACAGCTTCATCTTCTCTTTCACAGAGACTTAATAAAGTAGAAAGCGGAGTCTTCCATTCTTCTGGTACTGCTGTAGTTTGCTTTACTGGTTCAGGTGGTACTGTTGTTTGTCCAGTATCTGTTGTTTGTCCAGTTCCCATACCAATGGTAGGTTTGGAACCAGGCATTGATGTAGTACCTGGTACAACAGTATCAGGATTAGAAGGCTTATTAATTGTTCCAGAAGTGGGGATCATTCAACTTCTACTTTCTCGTAGTCTTGTTCTTCTTCAGTAATAGGATATGGCTTATGCTTAGCTTGGTTGATTAGAACTCTTTCTCTCATACGAGTATGAATAGATTTGTATCCTCTATTACTCTTAAACTCTACTTCGTTTCTAATTCTTTCAGGAGCCTCTGCTTTAGCTTCCGCTCTCAACCTATTGATTTCATCCTGCAAATATACAATAAACTCTTGCTTAGCTTCAATGATACCTTCTAAACCCTTTACGACGGAATGTTGTAAGGTTTCGATCTGTTTCTCGTTTAGATTCGAGGTATTCCATCTTCCTGTAAAAAGATGTTTGATTGCCTGTAGCCAGTTCTGTAATAGCAGCTTGGGATTTCTCATTGTGTTCCATTTCCTTTGCGTGAGTAACCTGGTGTTCTTTTACTCCGCCTAATAATATCCTAATACAGTCATAAGGATCATCGCCATCGAACTCCTTGACATCTTCTTTCTTCTTACCATCCTCTGGAGTTTCCTCGTATACACAGGATGGAATAGTTTCAATCAGTAAAGGACAAGTGTTAAATATCTGAAGCTTGGGTAGATTAGTTTCTGGCTTCTCAACTTCAAACATCCTAACGTATTCTACATAAGCCTGTTGTCCATATAATCTAAAAATCTTATCGGCATATTCTTTACTAAACTCCCCACCGTATACCTTGGCTGGATTATCTTTAGGCTGCCATCTTAAGAACTCGTGTAAGTTTAGCTTGCCATTTAATCTATTCTTCTCACCTAGATTAATCTGGCACTTGAACTCTGCTTTTCTTAGAGCTTTAACTAACTGCTCATATATGGTGCTTGGTTCCCCTCTATTCTGATCCGCGGAGTGGCATATTAATACTTTAAGTAATGCTTCCCTTTCTTCTTGCTCTGTCAGGTTAATAAGGTCTGTAAGATAATCAACGATCTTTTTCTCTTTAAAGGCGTATTCGCGGTATACGAAAAGCCTTCCAGTGGGAGATAAAGCTGCCCAGTAGATGACAGTATATGCAGCATATCCCCAATCAATACCGATGAACCTAGGCCACCAAGATGGTATAGAAAACGGATCAATAACGTGTCTAGCATTGGGTGGTTCATCGCTTAATGCTTCAAGTCTAAACTCTTTAAAGACTTGTCCTTCGTAAGTATCCCAGTCACCGTAGAGCTTGGCTTTCTTTTCAGCTTCTG